TTGCGTAGCATATACACTTGGTGTAGTATTAAGAATCATTGGAATGTCTTGTGAACCAAGACGTACTTCCATTTCAGCTTTATCTATCGTAGTGTAAGCTACAGGTGTAGTTTCATCAGCCCTAGAAGCCAAGACTTCAAGTGCTGACATAGTTAAAACATCTTCTTCTAAATCGAAGTTGAGTGTTCCAACTATATCACCCACCGTAACATCAGATGTTACAGATGTGTATCCAATGAATGAAGCAGTTAATGTGAATGTGCCTTCAGCTCCGACATCGATAGTGTATTTACCAGATTCATCTGTTACACCACCTTTATCAGTTCCTTCGACAGCTACATTTGCTCCATTTAAAGGTTCGCTACCACTATTGACTACTCCGACAATAGATTGTGCGAACAATCCTGCCATCATCATTAGTGATATTATTAGATTACGTTTATTCATTAACGTTCTCCTCTGTTTGTTTGGTTAAGACGCATTTTTCCACAGGTGCGTCAACTGCCTGTCCGCTCTTTGTATGTGAAATCATTAACATATTGTTTGAATTAATTTTTGAGATACAATATATGGATCACAATTAGATGATGGTCTCCTATCTTCCAAATAACCCTTACCTTCTTTTTCTACTTGCCACGGAATACGAATTGATGCTCCTCTATCTGAAACTCCATATCTGAAAGTATCGATATCACAAGTTTCATGCTCACCAGTAAGTCTCTTATCGTTATCTTGACCATAAACATCAATGTGTTCTTTATGAACATCTTTTAATTTAAGACACGCATTTAATATTTCTGACATTCCACCTTCTTCTCTCATAATACCAGTAGAGAAATTAGTATGACATCCCGCGCCGTTCCAATCCCCTTGAATTGGTTTTGGGTGTAATGATACTGATAAATCATAGTGTTCACAAATTCTTTCCATTAACCAACGGGCTACCCATAAATCATCACTCATATGTATTGAACCACCAGCCCCAATCTGATATTCCCATTGTCCTAACATCACTTCTGCGTTTGTTCCACAAATACTAATACCAGCTTGGATACAAGCATTCATATGTTTCTTCATAATGAGCTCACCAGCATTTCTACCGCAATAATAATCTCCTTGTGGGGGTGGTTCTTCATAATCTACCCACCCTAATGGTCTATCATCACCCTTATGACCGTATTTTGGAAAGAGTGTATATTCTTGTTCAAAGCCTACCCACTCATCGATATCTTCATCTAAATCTACTAATATTTCTTCTAACCTTGTTCTTGTATTTGTTTCGTGTGGTGTATCATCTACATTCCACACTTCGCATAAAACTATTGAACTATCAGTATCTAATGGATTTGGATAAACTCTTACTGGTTTCAAAACACAATCAGAATTATTTCCTTCTGCTTGTTGTGTTGAACTACCATCAAATCCCCATACTGGAGCTTCTTCATTTTTACCGAATTCTTTTACTATTTTTGTCTTACTTCTTATTTGTGTTGGACTACAACCATCCAACCACAAGTATTCTAACTTATGCATAATTAGTCTCCAGTATCGCTTGGGATGAAATCTATCTCACAAACATCATTATTACAAAATTTATCTATGTCAGCCTCTTCATTTTTAATAATACCAAATGTTAATCTACCAAGTTTCTCAACTTCAAAATGATATGTTTTTTCATCTATTGCTTCATAAGGCATTTGTTTATATGCCCCACCATTTTTTCTTGGTAATAATGATATACCCTTTAACCTATACTGAAAATAATTTAAGACGTGTGGTAATTGATCTGCTTCTGTTTCAGGATTGAATGTGGCTGTACAACTAACTTGGTTATCAGCCCAATGTCGTTGTAAGAACGCGGCTAAACTGAATTGTTCCCAAATCGAAAGTTCAGCCGCAGTTCTAATACCCTCTCCCATATCAACCGGCACATCTACCACCATTGTAGTATCTTCTGAGCCAAATGCAGGTTCTATATTATAATTTGCCTTTTTCAATGGTTCAATTAATTCTGAATGTTTTGATAATCTTATTCGTCTTATGTAAAATCTTGACTCTGGATAGTGCATTCCCGGTGTAGCACCAACTAACAAACTTACAGTACCACTTGGTTTTACACTCGTGGTTTTAATTGATTTTGGAACTGCAAACCAATCACTATATTGTTTATCCCAATCTTGAATTGTCTTGTATCCTTTTTCCAACCAAGTTCTTAATTCTTCCATTCCATATTTTGTGATAAATTGAGCAACTCCACTTACTGAACAACCAATCCGTCTATTTCTTAACATCACACGATTTGTCTCTGGCCAATGTGTTCTGCCTAATGTCACGGTTTTTGCATACAAATAAGCATACTTGAGTGTTCTCTGATAATCATCTAATGAATCATGATTAGCTGGAAATGTTTCTACTAAACAACATAACTCATATGATTCTAATGATTGTTCCAAACAGGGATTGCCACCAGCAACTCTATGGTCTTTATTATCTCCACCATTTTGCATACGAGAAAATGTTCTCATATTTTCTAACCAAGCAAAACCAGGCTCACCATTATCCACGATACGTTTACATACATCAGTATAATCCATACCGAGTTCAGCAAAGATACTATTATTACTTGTCCATCCATATTCTTCCCTTTCTGGGTTAACTTTATAATTTTTTAAATCTAAATATTCATCATCGCCAGGCTCACCAAATACAATTTCAGCCGTTCTCCGAACATTTCCTGCCACTACACACTTACCTATTAGATTCATAATATCAACAATTGTAGTTATGGTAATTGGTTCGCCTACATTTCTATTTAATACTTTTCTTATTTCTTTATGAATTTCTTTTAGTGGTTCGTGACCACTTGATACTCCACCGAAACCTTTGATTACGGCTCCAGCTGGTCTGATTAGTGTGTAATCAAATTGAATTTCTGCTGTTCCATGAAAATAACTCTCTAACAATAACTTTAATGATTCTACCCAACCTTCTCGTGTATCTGGTATCACATATTCTTCTATACCTCTATTTGGATTAGGCAATTTAATCATAATCTCATCAGCACCCTTTACATCAAAACCCACACCAACACCCAACATTGAAGCATCCATCAAAAAACAAAATGGTTTTGAATAATCGTCTTTTAGTGTTTTTGTAGATACAAATGCACAGTTATTAAGTGCTGCATATAACTTCTTTTTTTCTGTTATAGATGTTCCCATTGCCCATAGACCACGACCTGGTGGCAAAAATTTCATATAAAACATTCGGTCATACATCTCTTGAGCTGACTTTTGAGCTTGCCACGGATTCCACCCCAATTGATATGAATCAATGTGATTCTTTTGCATAGAGTAAGTTCCCTCTACGACTCGTTGTATGGTTTCCCACCATCTTTCATTTTTTCCATTTTCTTTAATACGGGAATAAGTTCGCATATAAACTAACTCACCAAGACCATTAAAACCGAATGGTGGTTTTTTTCTTTTGTATTTATTAACAAAATTTTCCGACAACTTAAATTTTTCCATTATAACTCCCTAGTAACATATTTCCAACAATCATAAATATCATATATACAATCTATTTTTTACTCAAAACCACCCATATCTTTATATTTTTGAGATAAAGTTTTTCGTAAATACTCTTCTGAATTATTCATCTTTCCTTGTGCTTGCTGACCACCAACTGTTGAAGCTTCATGTACTTGTATTAAGCCTGTATTTGTATTAATGCTAGCTGGAAATGTAATTCCATCAATACCAAACCTATTTTTAATCACGTGAAATCTTCCTGTATTTGCAATCTTATCTTCTACCTTACGACTTACCGACATAACAAAATCAGCAGTCATTATTTTACTATAATCCTCAGCAATTTTAGTAGCATCAATAATCTCTTCTTCTAATGAACTTCTATTTGCCTGTGAGGCCGTCCATACTGGAATATTAAACTCACCCGCCATACCACGGAGATTTTCATAAGTTTCACCTGTAGAGTGTCTCTTCTCTTTATAGAATGTAGTTGGTTTTAATATATCAGCATAATCCACAATAACCACATCGGGTTTAATCTCCTGTATTTCCATCTGTTTAAGATGAGCTGCTATAGTATTTACTGTAGCAGACCGAGTAGGATAATACTTAATAATCAATTTGCCAGTAAGTGTATCTATAACCTTTTGAACATCTTCTTGATAAAACTTGATATTAGAAGTTGTAATTCCACTAAATACCGTATCATATCTCAAACCAACATAGTTAGCATTTAATTCCAATGTATAATGAGCTACCGTCTTACCTTGTCTAACTAAATGAGCACCCAATGATTGTAGACACCAACTCTTACCTATACCAGCAGGTGCAACCAATACACCCAATTCACCACCACCTAAGCCGCCATCCATAACACTAGTCACAGCATCCCACGGAGTTGGTAATGTATTTCTTACTGAATCTGTAAGTCTATCTGCTAATGAAATAATATAATCATGACCCAAGTCTCTTTCACTCCCAGCTTTCATAGCAGCATCAATTATGACTTTAATTTCATCATACTTCTTCTGTTCTAATAAATTAACAGATTGCATAATTGATTCTTTAATAACCTGATTCTTACAGAAACCTAATGTCTCTTGTTTCACAAACTCTAAATCAGTAGCATCTATGTTTCTCCAAGCTTCTTTAAGATTTTCAATGATAGACACTTTAAGCACATCATCATCCATTTGAGTAATTTTTATTTTCAATACTTCCAATGTGGGAGCTTTTCTAAACTCCATAAAGTATTTAGCAATTTCTTTTGTCAACCACTTATTAGCATCCGAGTCAAAGTATTCCGGTTCTAATATATCATTGATAGTTTGTATAAACTTATTATCCGATAACAATGATGAAATTATTTTTGATTGAAATGTCGGACCGAACTGATTAAAATTTTCATTCGCCATATAATTCTTTTCTTTGTTTTTCTTTTATTTCCATAAGTTTCTTTCTACGATAACGTTCTCTAGCTTTAGCTTGAAGAACTGATCTATTCCTGTGGTAATATTCCATAGACCACCTACGCTGTGCAGCTTTCTTATCTGCTTTTGAACTATACTTTCTCTTTCTTCCCATGTGTTTTCTCAGCCATTTGATTGAGCTTGGCAAAGCATTGAACTAACCAACTTTCCATATTTGGTAATGTCGCAAATAGCCTATCCTCAATAAATCTCCTTTGGAATTGCATTTTATTTAACCTATTTATTGGTTCTCTAATTTTATCTAAGATTTTAGTTTTAGCAGAAGTGCTGATGTCTACTTCATCCAATTGCATCAACATATAGTTTCGTTTCAATAACTCTTCGCTCTCTTTAAGCTTTTCATCTTCTTTAATAATGTCGTCTATATTAAGTATCTTATCTTCGAGCAAAAGTGGAATCTTTTTTTGAATAGTTTTCAATCCCCAACCACGAATACCACCAATGTTATCAGATTTATCTCCATCGATTGCTCTATACACAGCAAAGTTGTGTGATGGTATTCCATAATCCTCTAACACCTTTGGTGGATCATACAACTTCTTTTTTGTGGGAGACCAAACCGAAACTCTGTGATTTACTAACTGAAGAAAATCTTTATCGGTAGACATCAAAACTACCTTAGATGTTTTCATAACCTGTTTGGTAACATAAGCCATCGTATCATCAGCTTCAATGTTCTCAATAGTAATCGTTGTGATTGGCAAATAATCTAAGTAATCAATCACTCTGGTTAATTGCATCTTCATAGATTGACGCTCATCTTCCTTGTCATT